TATTCAGTAGTTCCCTCAAGTGGAGCGGGCGATATGAATGTTGTTCGTGCTACAACAGCAACGAGAGTAAATAGTTTAGGATTGATTGAAGTAGTTCCAAGAAATTTAGCTTTATATAGTGAAGATTTTACTAATGTAATTTGGCCTAAATTAGAATGTTCTATAACCTCTAATTCTACAAATTCTCCAACAGGCACATTAACTGCTGATTCTTTAATAGAAAATTCTGCCAATGGTAGACATATGATTTATAGGTCTTTTGCTTCTGTTGTAGGTACAACATATACATTAAGCTTATTTTGCAAACAAGGTACAAGAAGATATATAAATATAAATTTTAAAACTTCAACAACTGCAAGTCCAAGATTTTCAGCTCTTTTTGATTTACAAACAGGAACAAACGTTTCTACAAGTTCTGTAGGTTCTCCAACAGGAACTTCTTTTGGTATAGTTTCTTTATCTGATGGATGGTATAGAATTAATATTTCTATGAATTCAACAACAACTTCAACAGAATATGAAATTGCACCATCAAATAGTGCTACTCCAACATTAAGCGAAGGTACTCCAACATATTTAGGAAATGGAACAGGTAGTGTTTTTATTTGGGGCGCACAATTAGAAGAGGGAACAACAGCAACAGAATATTTTCCTACAACAACACGTTTAAATATACCTCGTATTGATTACACAAACGGAAGTTGCCCGAGTTTATTGGTAGAGCCACAGAGAACGAATTTATATTTTCCGTCAATTCCTTCAAATGGTGCAAATGGAACATATACTTTAAATGATGCAATTTCTCCCGACGGAACTCAAAATGCATCTTCTTTTGTGCCAAGTGGTAACGGTCTTGTTTATTCTAATGCAATAATTACTACAGTTCAAACTTATACTTTTAGCGTTTATTTAAAAGGAACTGTTAATGGTCAAAAAGTTGGATTAGGCGATAATGTAAATATATTAAATAATTTTACAATAACAACGTCTTGGCAAAGATATACTTTCACTTTTACAGGTAGTATTCAAGTCACTCCTTTTTATCTTTTATCAGGTAATTATTTTAGTCCCGCTGAAAATAATAAGTTTTATATTTATGGCGCTCAATTAGAAGTAGGTAGTTATGCCACGTCACTGATACCAACCCAAGCCTCTTCAGTAACTCGTAACGCTGATGTTATTTCTAAAACAGGAATAAGTAGTTTAATAGGGCAAACAGAGGGAACTGTATTTGTTGATATTAATGTTGATTTATCTTATACTCAAACTGATATGAGGTTTATAAATGTTTCAGACGGAACTTCAACAAATTGGTGGTTTATAGGAACAAACGTTTCAAATCAAATAAGATTTTATTATAAAACAGGTGCTACTACCTATGTTTCTCAATTAATAACACTAACAAGTGGTAGACACAAACTTGCTTTTGCTTATAAAAGTAATGATTACGTTGCCTATGTTGATGGTACACAAGTTCATAGTTTAACTTCTTTAATTGTTGGGGCAACTTCACAAGTTGATTTAGGAAATAATTTTGCAGGAAGTGGTGTATCAAAACAATTTATTAATTCAGCACAATTATATAAAACACGTTTAACAAACGCAGAAATTGCTTCATTAACAACACTATAAAATGATATATAAATTAAACTATACAAACAAAGAAACTGCAATAAAAGACTTCTTAAAAAAAGGAGTCTATATTGAGGTTGAGGATTTAAACAAAGAAAAGCAACTTGTTTACGGAAAAGGCATCCAAGCTATTGTTGAAATTGGTAAAATTGTTTTGACTAATGGCGTTTATGATGCAGACTTTAAAGAAATAACCGCACCTGTTTACGCAGATGGTTACGCTTATGATGTGATGAGTGATATTGAGTACAAGTTTGAAAGCGAAATATTTCCTAACAATCCGAAGCATAATTTTGCAGGATGTGAACCAATTAAAGAAATTGATTTTAATTTATTAAGCGATGAGCCGACAGCAATTTGATGTTATATTAAACAAGTTAATCTCTCGTAAATTATCCGTTTTCGTGATCGCTTGTATTGGATTGTTTAATCAAACATTAACCTCGTCGGATTGGGTTGTTATTGCGACGGCTTATATCGGTATCGAGGGAATTACAAATATAGTTGAACGATTAAGAAAATGAGACAGTACTTTTTAGATTTGAAATTATCACTATTAACCGGAACTTATTTTATTATATCATTCGCAGAGGTTGACGTTGCAATGAAAATTATTGCTTTTATTTTAGCCTCCGGTTACACTTTACGCCGTTGGTATTTAATGGAGAAAAATAAAAATAATGAGGTTAAATAACGCTGGTTATCTTTTAATTTGTAAATTTGAGGGCTTGAGCTTGACTCCGTACCTTTGTAGCGCCAAAGTTCCGACAATCGGATACGGGAATACTTATTATCCAAATGGTAAAAAGGTAATGATGCAAGACAAAGCAATTACAAAGCCACAGGCGTTTGAAATGTTTAAATTTATAGCCGATAAATTCGCCGTCAAAGTAAATGAATTAATAAAATCAAACGTCAATCAAAATCAATTTAACGCTTGCGTTAGTTTGAGTTATAATATAGGCCTTAACGCATTTTCAAAAAGTACATTATTAAAAAAGGTAAATTTTAATCCGGACGATTTAACCATTAAAAACGAGTTTTTAAAATGGAATAAGGCCGGAGGTAAAGAAGTAAAAGGATTGACAAATAGAAGAGAACAGGAAAGCCAAATTTATTATGAAAGTAACTTATAAGGGTGAAATTGTTAGAGAATATTTACTTAAATTTCCACACGCATCCACGAACGCAATCAGTCGTCTATTGGTTGCAGATTATCCGCTCGACTTTAATAGTGTAGAAAGCGCTCGAGGGATTGTAAGATCGCATCGAGGCGAACTCAATAATAGTGTTAAACAAACGACCTCAGTAAGAACAGCAAAGGAAAAAAAACAATTTATGGAAAAAAATTTTGAGTTACCAGTCTCGGACTATGAAAAGCAAAGCGAAGTAATAGTTCCCAACAAAAACATTTTATTTTTATCGGACATTCATTTCCCTTACCAAAACAACGACGCTCTTAAATTAGCGCTCGATTATGGTAAAAGCGAGAAAGTCGACTGCGTTTATTTAAACGGAGATACTATCGATATGTATATGTTGAGCCGATTTATTAAAGATAGGCGATTGAGAAATATGGCCGACGAGTTAGAAATGACTCGAAACTTTTTAAAGAATTTACAGGATCACTTCCAAGCTCCAATTTATTACAAAATTGGAAACCACGAGGATCGTTGGCAAAACTTTTTAAAGTTGCAAGCTCCGGAACTTTTAGGAATACCGGATTTTGAACTCTCAACGATTTTAAGATTTGGAGAGAGTGGCGTTCAAGAAGTAAAAAGTAAACAAATTGCCAAAGCCGGTAAATTGCCACTACTTCACGGACACGAATTTTTTAGCGGTTTTGCTCCTCCTGTTAATCCGGCGCGAGGGCTTTATATGAAAGCAAAGGAAAGCTCAATTATAGGGCATCACCATAGAACGTCCGAACATACGGAGGTTTCGTTGAGCGGAAACGTAACGACAACCTGGAGCGTTGGTTGTCTTTGTGGATTGCAGCCGGAATATATGCCTTTTAATAGTTGGAATAATGGCTTTGCTCATATTTTAGTGGAAAAAAATGGCGATTACGAGGTGAATAACCTTAGAATAGTGGAAAATAAAATCCGATAATTGAGTTATAATGGAAAATAAAATCAAATTAATAGCTACCATTTTCCTAATCTCGGGAATATGGTCTTGCGGAACTCGTAAAGTAAACAAAAGCGATACCGAAAACAAGACAAAAACGGAGGTAACTATCTTCGACACTACTAAAATTGTCACAAATACGGCCTATAATATCGACAAAGTCGTTAATGATTTTGAAATTGAGCCTATTGATAGCACAAAAGCGATAGTGATAATAGACAATACCGGTAAAAAAACATCGTATATTAATGCTAAAATACGTCACAGACGTGAAATAAGCCGAAATAAGACACTAAAAACCGAGATTGTACAAAGTAGTCGTAAAGAAAATATTAAGCAAACAGCGCAAACGAAAACAAGCGTTAAGCAAATAGAGAAAAAAGCGTCGATAATTACCGAGCTTTGGTGGTTATGGTTGTTAATATTCGTTATCTTATTATATTACCTCAATAAGAAACTAAATTTATTCGCTTAACTGTAGACGTCACAGACTTAAGCAAATCAAAGCCACTTTTATAAGTGGTTTTTTTATGGCCTATTGCGTATAATTTCGAATAAATACGGATAATTATACCCGATTGCATATAATTTTAATATGTTAAAGTTTTGTTAAAATTTAATTAAAGGCCTTTTAATTAAAAATTGATTGTATATTTGTACTCAGATAACAACAACATAAAAAAACAAATTATGACAACTTTAATTAAAAATTTAGAAAAAGAATTAGTAAAATCACAAGCTAACATTTATAAAGTAGAAGTTAAATATAATAATTCAAAAAACGAATCAAACGAATTTTGGGGAGATAATAAACTTTATGAAGATTTTACCAAAGCAATTAGAGTTAGAGATATTTTAGAAAGCACTATTGAAGATTTAAAAAGAAACATTTAAAACAAACAAAACTATGAAAACAAAAAAATTTTATTACAGCTTTTGCGTAATGGCAGCGAGTTATTTTTTAATTCAAATAATTTTGCGTTATGGACACTAAAAGATTAATTCACGAACACCGCAAAAAAATTGCAATCTTAAAAATGATTGAGAACGCAGAGCTTAAGTTTCAAAACCACATTAAAATGGTTGGACTCGGTTTAAATTTAAACGACAATTTAGACAAAGCAAAAAAATTAATAGCAATACAGGACAGACTAATCACTTATTATTTTAAATTATGACTTTATTAGAAAAATTAAAACCGAAGTATTTAAAAAAATTAAATTTATTAGAGGAGCAATATCCGACCTCAGTTGAAAAAATTAAATTGAGTTTAAAAGAAAATCAAAGTGTTTTTGGTTTAACAATTAGCGAGGCAAGTTCCATTTGTTTATATTTTGATATTGAAATGAATATAAATAATTTGCTTAATTTAATTAAGGACGATGAATAAAAAAAACGCCGGACGCAAGTCAAAATTTAAAGAGGGAACTCAAACCAAAATAATAAAAAGGTTGATCCCAATAGAGTCAGAAAACGAAATCAAACAAACAATCGAAAAAATCTTAGAAAAATGGAAGAGAAACTAAAACAAATCAAAAAATTTGACAAATGGATGCGTAAAACCGTCCAATCAATTCACTACTCAAACAATGAAAAAATGTGTAACGCTTATCAAAAAATAAATTCATAATGGGAGCAAGTTCAAAATTATTTTTAGAAAATTCAGAGCAAGTGCTAACAATGTACGAGCCAACCTTTACAAAAAAAGACGCAATCTTAACCGGTAAAAGAATGGTTGACAATGTAATCGAAAGCGGCGAGGTAGATAAGCACCATTTTATGGCTAATATATGCCGTTTAAAAGAGGTTATTAATTCGGCCGACTCAGAGATGCGAAAATACTTACCATTTGAAAAATTGAAATATTACGGCGTTGAGTTCGTTCCGACAAATGGAGGCGACTCAATCAATTATGCTGAGGACGAAATTTATTGCCAATTAAAAGCCGATCTCGACGCAAGGGTTGAGTTATTAAAGCTCGCACAAAAACAGCCAATAATTGACGCATACGGTAACGACGTTCCCAAAGTGGGAACAACACCTCGCAAAAATTCAATATCACTAAAATTTTAATAAACAGGGTATCCGAAAACTGAATAGAGTAGGAAAATTTTAAAATTAAAAAATTATGTTTCAAACAAAAAATGTACCAATGAATGATATTCAAATACACACAACAAAAGATTATTCTTTATTTAAAACATTAAACGGAAATAGAGATATTAATTATCTTCATTTATCTAGATTAAAAGAAAGTATGAAAAAAAACCATTTAACTACAATTATAATGGTTAATAAAAATTTTGAAATTATTGATGGTCAACATAGATTTTTAATAAGTAAGGAATTAAATTTACCTATAAATTATATAATTTCAAAAGATTATGGACTAGCAGAAGTTCAAATTTTAAATGCTAATATGAAAAATTGGCAAACTATTGATTATGTAAATGGATATTGTGATTTAGGATATAAAGATTATATTATTTATAGAGATTTTGTAAATAAATATGGTTTTCAAAATCAAGTTGCTATTTTATTATTAACCGGAGAAGAAACAAAAGGGAGTGGAACAGAAAATGTAACAACTAAATTTAAGGATGGTAAATTTAAAATAAAAGATTTAAACAATGCTAATAAAATGGCTGAAAAAATATTAATGATTGAGCCATATTATAAAGGATATTTAAGAAGAAGTTTTATTTATGCATTAATTGGAATGTTTAAAAATGAAAACTTTGAATTTACTGAATTTTTAGCAAAATTAAAGCAACAACCAACAACAATGCAAGATTGTACTAGTAGAACTCAATATAAAGTTTTGATTGAGGAAATATATAATTATAGACGTAGAGATAAAGTAAATTTAAGATTTTAAAAAAAATTAAAACAATGAGAATAGGACAAAAAGTAAAACTAAAAGAGACAAGCGTTTTCGCAATGGAAATTGATAAACACAATCCAACCGATAAAATCGGAGTGATTGTCGAAATAGGCAACGAGTTTCAAAATCCAAAACGAACTCAAGCGCTGCCGGTTTTGGTTGACTGGGGAAAGTTTACAAATAGTTATCGATATTTAGATTTGGAGGCGATATATGAGTAAGCAAAGCGAATTAACCAGGATCAAAAGAGTATTAAATTTTTATTATAAACGAGGCGTAAATTCCGAGAGAGTTAATAATTTATACCGAAAAATTTTGTTAATTAAAAAGAATTATATAATTTAGCAATATCATAATACCGATGCAAGGTTTTGGCATCTTAATTCAAGACCATAAATAAAATAAAATTATGAGTACAACTTCAAACCGCAGACAAGCGTTTGCACAGCCACAAACAAATCCCTCAACTAAATTTATTGAGTGGAAATCAAACGACAAAGGTTTCAGCTATTACGACAAAGAAACCAAAGAAAACGTCGCAATCCCTTTACCTTTTAAATTCTTAGTCCTTGACGAATTACACACTGTAAAAGGTTGGAACGACGCAAGCTCGAGTCAAATCAATTCCAACGAGGTAAAATTTATCTCACGTGACGAAATGGTTGTCAAACCATTCAAAGGAAACGAAATCGCTAAGGGACTTTACAAAGACATTAAGGAGAAAATTAAGGCTGCCGGAGGGCATTATGTTAAGAGCGTGTATTGCATGCTTGAGGACGGCTCAATCGCTAACTTACAACTTAAGGGCGCAGCGTGCCAAAGTTACGGAGATTTTACAGCGAAGACTCGATCACGTTTAACGGACGAGTGGGTTATAGTAGCCAAAGCAATAGACGGCAAAAAGGGAGCTGTAAAATATACGACGCCAGGCTTTGCGTTTGATAAGTCATTAAGCGAGTCGGAGGCTGACTTAGCGGACGAGGCTTATAATGTATTGGAGGCCTATTTAAAAACGTATTTAACAAAGGCCGAGCCAATTGATACAATCGTTCCAAGTGAGACCGATGAGGATATCGAGGACGACTTAGACTTTTAAATTATTTGTTTGGTTAATAATGGAAATCGGAGGCTTTGTGCCTCCTTTTTTTTGCAATAGTACACATTTAAACCGTTTTCCTATACTCCCCTAGAAAACAAAATTTATAATTTAATAGGGGGGGGTATAAATTGAAAAAAAATGTGTTGAATGTGTACTATTAAAAAAAATATTAAAAAAAATTAGTATTTTAAAAATTAATTATTATCTTTGAAAATCAATTGGAGTGGTAGCCATATTAACTTTTTATTAAGTCCCTATTACCACGCAACTACCACTGCTGGTATTAGGGACTATTTTTTTTTACATTATGATAGTATCAGTATTTAAAGACTTGTATAAGTCAACCGACGTCCCCTTTCACGTTCCAATTGAAAAAATAGTCAATAGGATTAAAAAAGGAACTTCAAAAGAGATTATCGATTTAATTCGAAACGGCCAATTACAATTAAAAAGCTCTTTGCCTTGTATTATTTTTGGAGGGATTTTTAATGAGCGAAACTCAAACTCACTTCAACAACATTCCGGATTAATGGTTGTGGATTTTGATAAATATCCAGACGTTGAAACGATGCTCTCACAATTTGAAATTTTAAAACAAAATAAACATTTTTGTTTACTTTTTATTAGTCCCTCAGGAATGGGAATTAAGGGCGTTTTAAGGGTTTCAAATGAACTAACTAAGGAAACGCATCCAAAAGTATTTAAAGAGTTTCAAAAGCAATTTAATTTTGATTATTTTGATATAAGTAACTCCAACGTCGACCGAGTTTGTTATGAGTCATACGATCCAAATATTTATTTTAATAAAGAGGCTGAGATATTTGATCCAATACTAAAAGAGGAGGGATTTAACGTTTCGGAACGAGTTCCACTTTTACCAGTTACCGACCAGGATAAAATTATCGCTAAGATAATGGAGTGGAATTGGCAAAAAGATTTTAGAGAGGGAGAACGAAACGCTTTTATTTTTGATTTGGCCGGAGCTTTTTGCGAGTATGGTATCTCTCAAGCCAATGCAGAGGGTTACATTCTTAATAATGTAGTGATAGGAGACTTCTCTGACACAGAGGCTAAAACCACAATAAAATCGGCTTATAAAAAACGTAACTTCGATATAAAATACTTTGAGAATTATAATAAAATAGACTCAATAAAAGTAGATTTAAAAAAAGGTAAAAAGGAAGTAATTGAAAAATACGGTATCACGGAGGATACATTCAACGAAATAAAGGAAGCATCCGAACACGAAGACTTTTGGCAATATGGCGAAAAAAATAAGCTGAGAATTGATAATTTAAAGTACCGATTATTTTTAGAGCGTAATGGATTTAAAAAATATTTTCAATCTGAGGCACAAAAGGCAACGTGGATATATATAAGCTCCAATAAAGTAGTGGAAACCTCAGCCGAAAAAATAAAAGATTTTGTCCTTAATTATTTAATGGATCGAGGAGAGATTGACGTTTGGAATTATTGCGCAAGTTATCAAAATATATTCTCAGAGAATTATTTATCAATGATTGAGAGCGTCGATTTAATGATGCTAAAAGATACCAAAACCAAATCCTATATTGCGTTTGAGAATGGTATTTTAGAAGTCACAAAAGACACTATTAAATTGGTTGACTATATCGACGTGGACGGATACGTTTGGAAGTCTCAAATTATTCAAAGAGATTTTAATCAAAGCGAGAATTTAGAAAATGAATATAAAACCTTTATAAATAACATAAGTAATAATGAGCCAATAGCTATTGAGTGCGTTGTTGGGTATCTTTTAAGCACTTATAAAAACAAAATGAATAATAAGGCTATAATCTTAAACGATGAGGTTATAAGCGAAAATCCGGAGGGTGGAACTGGAAAGGGTTTATTTGTACAAGGTTTAAAACAAATTAGAAAAATATCAATATTAGACGGAAAGTCTTTTGACGATAAAAAATCGTTTCCGTATCAAACCGTATCACCAGAGACTCAAGTTTTAGTATTTGACGACGTTAAAAAGAATTTTGACTTTGAGAGTAAATTTAGTTTGGTAACTGAGGGAATGACTCTCGAGCGTAAAAACAAAGACGCTATTAAATTGAAAGTTGAGGAGAGTCCGAAAATGGTTATCTCTACAAATTACGCAATCAAAGGAGAGGGAAATTCTCACGATCGTCGTAGATTTGAGATTGAGTTCGCTCAATTTTACGGAAAGGCTTTGACGCCTTACGACGAATTTAATCGCCAATTATTTGACGACTGGGACGAGGAGGATTATAAACGCTTTGATAATTATATGGTTTATTGTTTACAATCTTATTTAAAATTAGGCTTAGTGCCTCAAAACGCCAAAAATATTAAAATGCGTAAATTTATTGCTGAGACTTCTATGGAGTTTTTGGAGTGGGTTAAGGATATTGAAAACGTACCTCACAATCAAAGACTCGAAAAATCTTTTTACTTCAATAATTTTACAACCGAGTACCAGGATTATAAAAAATGGTTGACAAATAAAAAGTTTAATATTTGGGTACAAAAATATTGCAATTTTATAGGGGCAAAATATAACGACGGAAATACTAACGGGATGCGTTGGTTTATAATTATTACAAATGAAAATAAAATTGTCGAGGACGACGATATTGCTTTTTAATTATGAAAACAATTAACAGCATAAGCGGAGGCAAAACCTCCTCGTATTTAGCAAAACATTATCCGGCTGACTATAATATTTTTGCCTTAGTTCGAATTGAGGATTTGAGATGCGCTCCAAAGGATAAAAAATTAATTCAGTTAGTTTCGGATAAAATCGGAATGGATTTTATCGCAACGGCTGAAAACGATAAAACTTTAAAAGTTGTTTTAGATTTGGAGCAAGTTATAGGATCGGAAATCACTTGGCTAACTGGAGACACTTTCGAGCAAATTACGTCAAAAGGATTTTTACCAAATCAAAGGACTCGTTTTTGTACTACCGAAATGAAAATCAAACCAATTGCCAATTTTTGCCGTAATGAAATTAAGGAGATTGTAAAAACTCGTTTGGGGATAAGATACGACGAAGAGAATAGAGTAAATTATGATAATACCGATTTTAAGTTTCACAATGGATATTCTAAAAACGGACGTAACAAATGGATAATTGAAAAATATAGAGAGTTAGAATATCCACTGGTTGACGATAAAATCGACCATTATCAAATATATCTTTGGAGCTTGTCGACTAACTTAGATTTTCCAAACGATAGTAATTGCGTTGGATGCTTTCACAAACCAAAACAGCAACTTCGTAAAAACTGGGACGATGAGCCTTTAAAAATGCAATGGTTTGCAGAACAAGAGGCAAACCGTCGCCGTTGGAAACAGGGAACGTCTTATTTTAATATTAAAAAAATAGGCTTGCAAACCGATTTTATTTTCGGGGGCGGGGCAAATTGTAATAGCGGAGGCTGTACTGACTAATTATGGAACTAAGAGACTACCAAATTAAAATCTCAGCTCAGGCGGCTGAGGTTTTAGATCACAAAAAAATCGTTTATTTAGCAATGGAGGTGAGAACGGGAAAAACTTTGACGGCTTTAAATACGGCAAAACTATTCGGAGCTAAAAAAGTTTTATTCCTAACTAAGAAAAAAGCAATCTCGTCAATTCAGTGGGACTACGATAACTTTGGTTTTGACTTTGATATAACAATTATAAACGATGAGAGTTTGCACCTTGTCGCAAATATAGGCGATAATTGCGACAAATTTGATTTGATTATACACGATGAGCATCACAGATTTGGAGCATATCCAAAGCCGAATAAAGTCGCTCAGTTATTTAAAAAGCGTTACTCTCATTTACCAATGATTTTCTTATCGGGAACGCCAACTCCGGAGAGTCATTCGCAATGGTTTAATCAATTTTGGGTTTCCGATTACTCTCCATTTAAACAATATACTAACTTTTATAAATGGGCGGTTGATTACGTTGACATAAAAGAGAAACGCTTAGGCTATGCCGTTATAAAAGACTACAGCCAGGCAAATGAGCAGTTAATACGTAGAACTATACAGCACTATATTATAACTTTTACACAAGCTCAGGCCGGATTTACGACCTCAGTTAACGAAATGATTTTAGAATGCGAGATGCAACCTATCACCAATTTGATAATTAACAAGCTCAAAAAGAATTTAGTCGTTAAAAATACCGACGGCCAGGTCATTCTCGGAGATACCGGAGTTAAATTGATGCAAAAAATTCACCAACTGTCAAGTGGAACTTGTAAGTTCGAAGACGGATCGAGTAAAGTAATTGATTATTCAAAGGCTGAATTTACTCTCGAAAAATTTAAGGGAGTAAAAATTGCTATTTTTTACGTCTTCAAAGAGGAATACAACGCTTTGCTCTCAGTTTTTGGCGTCGAGAACTTGACAAATGACGTCGAAGAGTTTGACAATTCTGATAAAAATATCGCTTTGCAAATCGTCTCCGGACGTGAGGGAATAAGTTTAAAGAATGCGAAATACTTAGTTTATTATAATATCGCTTTTAGTGCAACGAGTTATTGGCAAAGCCGAGCAAGGTTAACCACAAAAGAGCGTTTAAATAACGAGGTATTTTGGATATTTAGCAAAGGAGGGATTGAACTTGACATTTATAAAACAGTATTAAAGAAAAAAGATTATACTTTAAAAATTTTTAATCAAAATAATTTGCGTAATTAAAAATAAGTTTTATATATTTGTACAACCGCCAAAGTAAAGTATTTAATAATTCCCTTTTCTTTTGCGCTTGGCGGTAGCAATCGAGGAGGGTTTATTTTTTATATTATGAATGAGATTAAAATTATTGATATTAAAATTGACGATTTGAATATTGACTTATCCGACAAAGTATATTATTATGCCAAAATTGAAAAAAATAAAAAGCATTTTATTTGTCAAATGGTTACGGACGGAATTATTAATCCACATTTAAATATTAAAGAGTGGTCAGATTATGTAAAAAATTACAATCATGAGTAAAGAATTTTTCGAGACAATGACAAATCCATACGTCAAAAATAATTACGACGAAAATGGAGTTACAAAGCCAAAGCAATATCAAATCGGTATCGATACCTTTGAGCGAGCTGAGGCGAACTTAAGTAAAGAGGAAATATTAGCTATTTGCAAATTTAATATTGACAAATATTGCTGGAGAAAAAAAGACCAAGACAAAGAGGATTTTAAAAAGATTATTGATTACGCCAATTGGGCGATAAAAAATTTATAAATGGACTATCTAATTATAAAGAATAATAAAATCGGTATTCACTTATTGCCTCAGGTTGGAACGGCTGGGCGTGAGTTCCGAATGATTGGAACGGCTAAAAATTTAGACATGCCGGAGAAGTGGAGCAATCAAAAAAAAGCCTTTTGCTCTCACTGGATTTATACATTTAAATATTTAGATAACTCCGAGATTTTTGAAATGGAGTTCGATTATAATGATAATTTTGTAAAGAAAATATCTCTCAGTAATGAGAGATAAATATTAAACCTATGACAGCAAAAGAAAAAGCAAAAGATTTATTTTATAAGTATTTAATTTTTTTTCCTGAATTTCGCAATGATAAAGAATATGATTATAATATTGAGTCAGGAAAAACCTGTGCTTTTATTGCGGTAGAAGAAATTATTAATAGTGTAGACAATGAACACGTTTCTGATATATATAATGAATTTTGGGAAGAAGTTAAACGAGAAATTGAAAAATTATGAAATTAATTGCAGCGATTTTATGTTATGAGTTTATAAGGCCGAAAATAGTTTGGTTGTGGTATTTTTTAATTAAAATAGGCTCAAAATGAAAGGTAAAAGACACGTCCCAAAAGACGACGACTTAATCGAAATCATTCAATTTGTCACCTGGTTGAGATTGGAGTGCGATTTTAATTCAATATACCTTTGGGATTATAAAGGTAAAAATTTAACAATTGAGGAATTATTAATTATTTACAGAAAATTAAATGGAAAATAGAGATAAAATAATTATTGAAATTTTGGCTTGGATTTCAGTAATCACGTTGGCCGTTGCTTTTATTTTAATAATGACAAAGTAATAATTTTGTCAGGTAAATGATGGAAAAAACTTGACATTTAAAAATTAAAAACACATGACAGAACAGCAAATACAAACTAAGATAAAAAAGAAACTCCAGGCGCAAGGGTATTTTGTAACCAAACTAATAAAGACCTCAACAAATGGCATTCCGGACTTATTGGCTATCAAAGACGGCCAGGCGACGTTTATCGAAGTAAAAAAAGAAAATGGTATATTGTCACCTTTACAGGAATTGAGGCTCTCAGAGCTTAAAAAACACGGCTGTATCGTTAAAGTATGGTCTGATTTTGAAACGAATTTTTAACAAATTTGTTACAAAATGACTTTTTACCGTTATATTAATATATTTACTATATTTGTCAAATGATTAAACCTTACACGATATCGACTCAAATGTGGTTGGAACAGGAAGACGACAATCTCGGACTCAACGGATCATTTGTGGATTTTAGAGTCAACGTCGATAGTATTGACGGGTTTTGGATTGAGTCACCGGACGAAATTGTGTTAATTATTCGAGGTACGGCCTATTATATTGAAAATGAAACTCACGTATTACATTTTTTAAGTGAGTTTTTTAATCCTATGCGATTGTGATAATCCACGAACTCGCTAAAAAGGACGCTCAGTGGCGAAAAATGGCTTTACAAATTTGTAAATGCAAGGACTTAGCAGACGAGTTAGTTCAAAATATGTATATTAAATTATCGGAGAGGACTATTCCTGTCTCCGACGGCTATATTTTCGTAACTTTGAGATCATTATTTTATGACTCTCTTAAAAATAATGACATTTTAATCGACGATTTTAGTAAATTTGAGATTGAAGAGGAGGAATATAACGAGGGGATTGATTATAAGGAACTTTCAAAAGATTTAACCTGGTATGAAAGGACTCTTTTTGAACTCTCAACGCTACACGGTCAACGTGAACTCTCAAGACAAACCGGAATACACATTCAAACTATTCACCGAGTTAATAAAATGGTAAAAATTAAACTAAATGGCAAAAAGAAAAACTAAAAAAGAAATTCAAGGATTGGGCGACGTAGTTGCTGCCGTAACCTCAGCCGTTGGAATTGAGCCTTGCGATAATTGCAAAGACAGACAATTCTCTTTAAACCGACTTTTTAACTTTAAAAAAGTAAAATCGGAAATGACTCCAAATGATAAGGAGCATTTTAAAATATTTTTAGATGCAAAAGGTCAAAGAGTAATCGACGGAAAACGAACTGAGTTAATTTTTGAAGACGTTGACTATTTAAACGGACTTTATAAGTACTATTTTGGAATTGATAACTCAAATTGTCCGAATTGCTCCAAAGTTCACGAAACGATTATCAAAGATTTATATAAATTATACAGTTTTGAAAGTAACTAAAAAACAACAACAAGCCGAATTTTATCAATTCCTCGATGCTATAATCGAAAACGCACCAGCAGACCTCTCAGTGAACGAAATTTGGATGCCGGATAACTTATTCAAGTTATTAAAAACGAAGTCTTATAAGGGGTTTAAAATGTTTACTTCGATGTTTTTAAAAGATAACGAGGTAATTTTGGGGAGATATAAAGGAGAGGCTCAAATTAATTAGTTAATTTGTGTTAAATTATGGATAAAAGAAAATTAAACGGAGGACATTCAACCAAAGCGACAAGACCGGACGATAAAAGATTGATGACAAAGTCCGAAATGCAAGACACTTACGAGCGATTGAAACCTTTTTTGCCGGAGGCGATATTACAACTCGAGGCAGCAATGCAAGCCGGAGAAAAATGGGCGATTGAATTATGGTTTAAATACTTCTTTGGAATGCCAAAACAAACTATCGACCAACATATAAGTATTGAGAAACCTATTTTTAACTCCTTAGACTTAGATGTTCCAGAAAACAACGGCACAGAGTAAAATTGCCAAACTAAGAAAACGAGTTAGGATTGTTCAAGGTGGGACGAGTAGTTCCAAAACGTTTTCGATATTGCCTTTGCTTATTACTTACGCTATTCAAAATCCCTTTTCAGAGATTTCAATAGTTAGTGAGTCAATCCCTCATTTGAAACGTGGAGCTTTAAAAGACTTCCAAAAAATAATGCTCCTAACTGACAACTATCGAGACGCTAATTTCAATCGGTCGTCACTTAAATATACATTCTCCAATAATTCCTATATTGAATTTTTCAGCGTCGACCAACCTGACAAATTAAGAGGAGCAAGGAGAGATATTCTATTCGTAAACGAGTGCAATAATATCGACTTTGAAAGTTACCAGCAACTCGCAGTCCGTACTAAAAAATTTATCTATTTAGACTACAACCCAACGAATGAGTTTTGGGTGCAAACGGAACTCATAAACGATGAGGACTCAGACTTTGTCATATTGACGTACAAAGATAATGAGGCACTCGATCCGGCAATCGTCAAAGAGATTGAAAAAGCAAAAGACAAAGCGAGTACCTCAACTTATTGGGCGAACTGGTGGAATGTTTACGGACTCGGCCAACTCGGATCACTTGAGGGAGTCATCTTTCAAAATTGGGAGACAATCGACACAATACCAAATGAGGCTAAATTCTTAGGGAGTGGACTCGATTTCGGTTATTCGAATGATCCAACCGCTCATATTGCTGTATATGATTACAATGGTAAAATAATCGTTGACGAGTTAATTTATAGCACCTCACTTTTAAACTCCGATATAATTCGACTAATGAAACAGGAACGCACCGCTCCAATTTGGGCGGACTCGGCAGAGCCAAAATCAATTGAAGAGATAAGACGAGCCGGTTACAATATCAAACCCGTTGTCAAAGGAGCGGACTCAATCAATTATGGTATCTCAGTACTTCAGCAAAAGGAAATCTTAGTCACTAAGTCAAGCACAAATTTAATAAAAGAGTTGAGAAGTTATAGTTGGGACGTTGACAAAACCGGTAAAAAACTTAACCGTCCAATCGACGAATTTAACCACGCAATAGACGCCTTACGTTACTTCGCAATGATGAGCCTGGCGATAAACAAATCGAGACGCGTAATAATTACGTAAAAAAAAATAAACAAATTCACTTTTTTTAGTTATATATATATGAGAGTAGTAATTCCAACGGATTTAAAAGAGATTAAATTGTCTCAATATTTGAGATATTTAAAAGTATTAAAAGACAACCAGGACGATGAGACTTTTGTTTGCATTCAAATGGTTGCTATATTTTGTAACCTCAGCGTGGCCGATGTTATGAAAATACCCGTTAACGATTTTGCTGAGATAGTCGAAAATTTGGCTAAGGTATTGGATCAAAAACCCGAGAGAGTTAAGACGTTTAAAATGGACGGCGTTGAGTACGGTTTTATACCGAACTTAGATAAGATTACACTCGGAGAGCATGCGACAATTGACTCGTTACTCGGTAGCGATGAGAATTTAAGTTTATTGATGTCGGTTTTATATCGTCCAATTATTAAAAAGGTAACGCCATTTTATCAGATTGAGGACTACGACGGAGACGAGAGCAAAGCGGAATTATTTAAGGACGTGAGAATGGATGTAGTTACCGGAGCAATACTTTTTTTTTGGAGTTTAAGCAAGGAATTATTGAACAATATCCTATCGCATTTGGAGAGCAAATCGATGAGGGAGGGGAAATCTCTCGAGGAGGTTTTGGGGAGCGCTGGGGTTGGTATCAATCATTTGTTAGACTTTCACGAGAACTTGGACTCAAGCCTCGAGAAGTTGGAAACGAGCCTCTTCACGAGTCACTCACGTTATTATCTTACTTAATCGACGAAAGCAAAGAAGAGGCAAAACAAATTAAAAATCACTTTAAAAAATGAGAGCATTTTATCAGGCAATAGAATATATTAAGAGTACGTTGGAAAACGCGCCACTTTTAAATACAATTACTCACGGCACAGACATAATCGACAATGTTAAAAAAAATATTTTTCCACTTGCTCATATTAATATCCTCAGCTCTTCGATTAATAACGGAGTTGTCAATTTTACTTTCGAGGTGGCTGTTGTCGATATTCGTAATATCTCAAAGATAAACGCAAACGATAAATTTCTCGGGAACGATAACGAACTTGACAACCTCAACACTTGTCACGCAATCCTCAATTATATGATTACTCAAATGAGATTGCAAAGAAGTGACGACGATATTGAACTTCAAAACGATCCAACTTTGCAACCGATATTATTAGCGTTTACGAATGCCTTAGACGGTTGGAAATGTGATATTGAAATAAGCGTTCCGAATAACGATTTTACTGTTTGCGATTTTGGAGACTAAATTTGTACAGCAAGCGCTCAACGAGTTTGGTGCGTTAGTGGTTGAGAGAGCGAGACAGAATTTAAAAACCGGAGGGCGCTATGGAACGCATAACGCATCCGGCCAATTATCGAAGTCCTTAGATTACAAAGCCAAAGAGAATAAAAATTCTATTGAGTTTGATTTTTACGCTGAGAGTTATTGGAAGGAGTTGGACTTTGGAACGAAAGGAAGTGAGTCAAGTGCAAAAGCTCCGAACTCTCCATATAAGGCAAACGCGTCAAGGGGTGCGATTGATAAGTGGGTAATCCGCAAAGGCATTCAAGGAGTGCGAGGCGCTGGAGGTCAATTTGCAAATCGTCGAATGATGGTGACGTCAATCACGAACTCGATAAATAGAACGGGAACTTTTGAGACTCGGTTTTTTAGAAATGCGTTTGACTTAGAGTATAAAGATTTTAATAATAATATAGTTGAAAAATACGGCTTAGATTTGGAGGCGTTTTTAAGATTTACACTAAAAGATAATTTATAAATGAAAGTAGTTGAAATAAGAAGTCCGTTTATAATTCAAGTCAATGAGCCTACTCAGTTGGGATCAAAGATTGAAGTTTTTATTTGGCGCAATGGAGACACAGAGCCAACCACTCCGACATACACACTAAGCAAACCAATTCCAACGACAAATCAAAGATTATCGTCTTATAACGTATCAAATTTTGTAAAAGAGTACGTCGATAATATTGCGCCTCAGTATTCTAATGCGGTTGGATTTGATTACCAAGAGAATTACGCTTTATTTAAAGTGAAACGCTATTGGGATAACGCCGGAGTTTATACATTATTAGATACAAATACTTACGTTGGCGTTAATGGTTTTACCAATTATATTGACGGAATACAATATGCAGACAATACTCAAATTAAATTGCTATTTAATCCGGAGATAAAAAACAACTATCAAATACAAAGCACTTATCCTGAGGACACAATTCAATATTTAAACGTCTTAGTAGATTTTCAAACTGACGCCGATATTTTAGAGGTTATTTATTCTCGAATTGACGGAACTTCTTACGATTTCACTTTTACTTACGACGATATGACTGGCATTTATCTTTTTAAAATTCCAATATCTTTGGCGAAAGTTGATCCTGAATTTATTAATGGTTGCAATGTTAGAATATCATTCACTCCGGAGGGCGAAAGTCCAATTACAAATGATTTAATTACTTACCCAATTTGCGAGCCAAAATATACGCCGGTACTTTGTGACTTTATAAATAGACACGGAGGTTGGCAGACACTAATATTTTACAAAGCTCAAACCAATACGGCGACAGCTAAAAGCGACGAATATAAATTGATGCCAAAAGAAGTCGATTATAATCCGCTTAGAGGCCAAAGCAAATCGTTTAATATTCAAGGTAGTCAAAATGTAATTTTAAACACAGGTTGGGTTGACGAGAATTATAGTGAATTGATAACGGACTTACTTTTAAGCGAGACGATTTTATTAGACCGCAAACCGGTCAATTTAAAAACTCAAAGCTCTGAATTGAAAACTAAGCTAAAAAATAGAATGATTAATTACACAATGGAGTTTCAATATAATTTCAATTTAATTAATGACGTAATATGATTTTAAATTTAGCTTTATTTTTAGAGACTAACGCTTTAATCGATCAAACTCAAGGCTATATCAATTCATTTATTGACAGAGTTAGAGCAAATGGAGGAACTTTTGAGAATTATAATTGCTTAAATACTCAACTTCATTCTTTGGGCGGTGTGTTTGGCGTTGGCAATCAATACCAAAGGACTGATTTATTCAACGATGAGACTATATCAATCACTCAAGTGATCCAAGACGTCAAAGATATAAGTCTAATTTTTACGAATTTTACTAAAAGTTTCTCAATTCCGGCAACCGATGAGAATAATAGACTCTTTAAACACTATTATAATTACGATATTGACGGAGGTTTTGATGCGAGAATTAAGATAAACGCCTATATCGAGATCGATGCCAACCGATTTAACAGCGGAAAGGTCAAACTTGAGGGCGTTGAAATGAAAAATAATCAACCTTACGCCTATAAAATTACTTATTACGGCGATACTGTTAACCTAAAAGACAAAATCGGAGAGGATAAATTGAACGCTTTGCCTTTGTCTCAGTATAATTTGGCTTATAATAATACAACGGTTAAGACTAAGTTCCAAGCCAACCCAGCGACAACCGATGTAATTGCGCCTTTTATCTCGCACACAAATCGATTTTATTACGATAGCTCAAGCGGACACGCTGAGGACGTTCATAATTTATACTATCAAAGCGGAGTCGGACACAGTCACGGACTTTTGTGGAGTGACTTAAAATATGCTATTCGATTGGATGCAATTATCAAAGCGATTGGCATTCAATACGGGTTGACTTTTAGCGATGACTTTTTTAATAGTACCAATTTAGACTATTATAATTTATTTATGTGGTTGCACAGAAGTAAAGGAGCTGTTCAAGGAGCTGAGGCTAATATATTCCCTCCCGAATTAATTACGACTTTCCCTTTTGGAAATACGTTATCGGTAGGTTCTGGAGAATATGACGCAACCGCAAATTTTAGTATTACTACAACTTCAGCGAGTGACTATAGATTTTCAATTTTTAGAAACGGAGCTTTGTGGTTTCAAAGCAATACTTTAAACTCAAGCGTTTCAAATGTCCCAATGATTAATTTAAACGAGGCGGGCAATTATCAATTTTTTATACAAAGTCAGCCAGTTATTACAATAACAAATGTTAGAATTAATTTAGGATATTTTGCACCTGACGGAGTTGGAGGAACTGAGGAGAGATTTACAACTTACGACGCCTCAACTTTCAACACAAATTCCACATTTATTTTTGATATTGCTCAACAAATTCCGGAGATAAAAGTTATCGATTTTTTAAGCGGTATTTTTAAAATGTTTAATTTGACGGCTTACGTTGAAAATGGAATTACAGTTGTAAAAACTTTAAACGATTTTTATAATACGGCAGACGTTTACGATATAACGCAATATATAAAAGTCGATAGCAATAGCGTAAACACGGCCTTACCATTTAAACAAATTGAGTTTGGCTTTGAAGATACAAAAACATTACTCGCATTAAAACACGCACAGCAATTCAATTACGATTGGGCAAAGGAGATTTATAATGAAGTACCGGAAATTGAGGGGGAAATTTACAAAGTGACTCTTCCATTTTCTCATTTTAAATATGAGAGACTATTCGACGTAAACGCTCCGACAACTCCTTTAAAAATTCAGTGGGGATATTCGGCAAACGATAATTTTAACGCAGCAACCGGACATTATGAGGCCGAACTTGGAAAGCCGCTTTTATTTTATCCGATATTAGTAACGGGAGTTCCGAATTTTTCGTGGAGGCCGACAACCTCAAGTCACGAAAATATTACCTCTTATATTGCGCCGTCCAATTCTCGAAGTTTTGATTCGGCCGTAAGTAAGTCAAATATTAATTTCAAGGCCGAGCTTAACGAGTGGACTTTTACTAATGAATTTACCGACACTCTATTTTTAAAATATTATCAGGATTACATTTTGCAAGTTTTCAATCCTAAAAATAGACTGACAAAAATCAAAGCGATTTTACCTTTGTCAATACTTTTAAATTATAAGTTAAATGATAGGTTTAAAATTGTGGATCGTCTTTTTAGAATAAATAAAATTACTACTAACTTAACAACCGGAGAGAGTGATATGGAACTCTTAAACGAATTATGATAAATAACATTTTAGAAATGCTCAAACACGCAGAGCAATACGAAAACAATGAAATAATCGCATCCGCCAAAGGAAAATATGAACTTCCAAAATCTTATTTACAAATATTTAAAAAAGCACTCAAATGGCAATTGAAAAAATAATTGATATAAAAGTACAAGGCAATGTCCAAGAAGCCGTTGGAAGTTTACGCTCACAATTAAAAGAGGCTCAAGCTGAGGTTGCGATTTTATCTGAAAAATTTGGAGTTACTTCCGATGAGGCTGCTAATGCTGCAATGAAAGCCGCTGAATTACGAGACCGTATCGGAGACGCAAGCGCTTTGACTGATGCGTTTAATCCTGACGCTAAATTTAAAGCTGTGACTTCCTCTTTGGCTGGAGTTGCATCCGGTTTTGGAGCTATTCAATCCTCAATGGCATTATTTGGAGAAGAGTCTGAGAATGTAGAGAAAACGCTTTTAAAAGTTCAAAGCGCAATGCAATTAACTCAATTCTTACAACAATCCGGTGAGAGCATTGACTCCTTTCAACAATTGGGTGCGGTTATTCAATCAACAACAGTTTATCAAAAATTAAATACTCTCGCAACGGCTGCTGCTGCGGCCGTTCAAAAATTATTCACCGGTGCGGTAAATACTACGGCCACTTCGTTCAATGCTTTAAAAACCGCAATTGTATCGACAGGGATTGGAGCTTTGGTTGTAGGTATTGGATATTTAATATCTAAAATGAATGAGAGCGCTGACGCGACGGAAAAATTAACCTTAGAACAAGAGCAACTTAATAAGCAACTTGAAATCACTAAAAAATTAACAGACGATAATGCAAAGGCTATTGATTATGACACTCAGATAAAGTTAGCAAATGCTAAAAAACTTGGTGCATCGGATAAGGAGTTATTAAGAATACAATTAGACGGTTACGAGGCAAAAGGGAAAGCTAACGCAAAAGAGATTGAGGACATTCAAAGAACTCAAAGCAAAGCGGTAAATTTAACAAAAGAGCAAAATAAAAGAATACAGGAATTACGAGAGCAAAATCTTGATTTGCAAAGGAAAGGAAATGTCGATATTGCTAATTTGGACGCTGACTTAGCTGAAAAAGGTAGGCAAAATCAGAAAAAAAGTGAAGACGAAAAAGCAGCACAAAAAAAGACAGATGAGGAAAATCTTGCAGCTCAAAGAAAAAAAGACGCTGAGGCTTTAAATGCAGCATTACAAGCGCAAAAAGATGCTGAATTATTACAAAGACAGGAAATATTAAAAGCAATCGGAGACGCTCAAGACAAACAAGCTGAGGCTAATATGACAGCAAGCGAGGTTGAGCAAAGAGTTGTTAAAGATAAATATTTTGGTTTAATTCAATTAGCAAAACAACAAAAACGATCTGAAGACGAAATCAATGTTTTAGAAGTTCAAAGATTAAAAGAACTCCAAGATATAAAGGATAAATATAGACTTGAAGACGACGAAAAAGCTGCGGCCAAATTAGAGAAAACTATAAGCGACGAAAGTCTTAGTTTTGAAAATAGACTTGCGGCGGTAGATGCAGAGCAAGCTATATTCCAAAAACAACTTGACGATAAACTTATTACTGAGGAGCAATTTAATGATAAGGTAAAAACCTTATCGACTGCGAGACTTAATATTGACAAAGCTGAGGCAGCTGCAAAGCAAGCGTTATTTGCTAAGACTTCGGAAACCTTAAGCAAAGGCGCTGACTTATTGGGTAAAAATACGGCAGCCGGAAAGGCAATGGCAGCGGCAGCGGCTTTAATAAATACCTATCAGGGTATTACGGCGGAACTTGCAACCAAGACCGTCACTCCTTTTGAAATTGGATTGAAAATTGCCAACGTTGCAATTATCGCAGCGACAGGATTTAAAGCGGTGCAAGACATCGTCTCAGTTCAAATTCCTGGCGGAGGTGGTGGCGGTGGAGGTAGCGCTCCGAGTGGTAGCGCTCCGAGTATGACAGCGCCAAGTTTTAACACAGTTGGCTCAAGTGCCACAAATCAAATTGCTCAAACTTTGGGAAGACAAAGTCAAGAGCCAATACGAAGTTATGTCGTAGCTTCGGACGTTAGTACGGCTCAGGCTCTCGATAGGTCAATTATTACAAATGCGTCAATCGGAGGATAAATGAAAAAAAGTTTATAACAAAACACTAAAAAAAAGTTATAGTAATATGGAGACTTACAAAGTTTTATTTAACGAAGAGGAAAACGAGGGAGTTTATGCTGTCTCTTTGGTTTCCGATCCAGCGATAGGAGTTAATTTTATAACACTATCAAAACAAAAAGAAATCAAACTTGCAACCGTAAACGAGGAGCAGAGGATTTTAATGGGTGCAATATTAATTCCAAACCAACCGATTTACAGAAATCAAGACGGCCACGAATATAATATCGTTTTCCCAAAAGAAACGATTAAACAAGTTCAACAAAATTTTGCATTAAAAGGGTATCAAAATAATTCAACTATTGAACACTCCGGAGAGCAAATTCAAAATGTGACATTTGTTGAAAGTTGGATTAAAGAAGACGAGGTACATGATAAGTCAGTTCATTACGGATTTAACGAAGAGGTCGGAACGTGGTTTGGATTAATGAAAGTTAATAACGACGAGATTTGGAATGACTACGTAAAGACTGGCAAAGTTAAAGGATTTTCGATTGACGGAGTCTTTGACATGGAAAAAGTAAATTTAAAAACAGAGATTAATATGAATTTAGAGAGTATCGTTAACGCGATTAAAGACGGTTTCGCGTCGGTAAAATTAACGAGCGAAGTTGAGCAAGTTGAAGTTGTTATTACAATGGCTACAATGATGCTAAAAGATGGTGTGACTATTTTAGAGGCTGAGTCTTTTGAGGCTGGGCAAGCGGTTTTTATCGTTGCTGAAAATGGTGACAAAGTTGCTGCTCCAATTGGAGAGCATGAACTTGAAGACGGAAGAGTTTTAGTAATCACCGAAGAGGGTTTAATTGCTGAAATTAAAGAGGCAATGGTTGAAGAGGAAACTCCAGAGGCTGAGGTTGAGGTTGAGGTTGAAATGACAACTGAGGAAATGATAAAAGCTATCGTTACCAATATGAGCGTTGAAGTTTCAAAACAAATCGAGGCTATTCGCACAGAGTTAAGCGCTCAGATTGCTGAGGTTAAAACTACTCAAGTTGAGGTGAAAGCGTCAACAAAAGCAAAGCCGGAAGTTGCTCAAACTTCAACAAAAAACGTGAAACTTTCGAGATCACAAAAAATATTAAATAACTTAAAAAATTAAAAAAAAATGCCTACAACTACAACTGTATCATCAAACTACAATGGAACGGCAGCCGGTGCAATTATCGGTCAAGCGTTCAAAACTATTGACACAATAGAAAAAAACGCGGTTACTATCGCTGAAAATGTTAATTTCAAATTATCATTAAGAAAAATCGCTTACACAGACGGAACAACTGCATACACTTGCGGATTTGCACCAGCTGGAACTATCGTATTAAACGAAAACACTATCGAGCCTTTCAAATTCAAAAATGATTTTGACGTTTGTAAAGAAGATTTCAGACAGACTTGGTCTGACGGAATTATGGGAGCGGGAGCTGCTAACGGAACAGCACCAAGCGATATTATGGACGCAATTCAAGCGGAAGTTTTAGGAGCTATCGGTGAAAAATTAGAAACTGACATGTGGCAATCGTCTACTAACTTTGACGGTTGGTTGACTTTATTCGCTGACGATGCAGACGTTAACAAGCCAACTGCTGACGCTGCGGTTACTGAGGCTAACGTATTGCCTAAATATTTGAAACCAGCTTTAAACGCTGTACCGGTTGCTTTGAGAAATAAAGAGTTAATCGTTGCGGTTTCTCCGGACGTTGCTCAGGCTTACGCTTTTTACTTATCTACTCAAGGAATTACTTACGGAATGGGAAATACAGATTTTCCTTTGGCGTTTGGACGTCACACGTTAACTGTATTGAACGGTTTACCGTCAAACTCAGTAGTTATCTACGAGCGTAAAAACTTAGTTTTCGCTACAGGTTTAACAGCTGACTACAACCAAGTGGCACTTGTTGACGAAGACGAAATCGGTTTATTGACTGGTAAAGTTAGAGGAAAAGTGGTTTACGCTGTAGGTGTTGGATATTACAACGCTGAGGAAATCGTTTGGTTATCATTAGACTAATTAATTAACATAAATACCGCTCATTAACTTGGGCGGTTTTTAATAAAAAAATCAAAATATTATGTCAACATGCCTAATTAGCAAGGGAAAATTGCTTGGATGCAAGGATCAGCGTGGCGGTTATAAAAATTTATATTTCGCCAATTACGACGATTATGGTTTTGTTATAGCTGCTCACCAAGTTACAAGTTTGGGATCTTTGGACGAAGTTTTCAAATACGAAGTTAAAGCGACCACAAACACATTAACAGAAACCGGAACAAGCTCACAGGATAACGGAACATTTTTAAACGCTCAATCTTTAGCGGTTACACTTCCAAAATTATCTGCTGACTTGCAAGGTCAAATTCAATTAATTTGTGCGTCTCGTCCTTACGTTTTCGTTGAGGATTATAATGGAAATATTCTTTTAGTTGGTGCAGCTAACGGAACGATGTCAAACTGCACAAAAGTAACCGGAGGAGCTGGAGCGGATTTATCAGGTTTCACTTTGACAATTGCCGGAGAAGAGAGCAATTTAAGTCCATTTTTGGACTCAGCAACTAAAAGCGCATTAATGGCTTTGGTTAGCGACGTGGTTGTTTCCTAATTTTCTTTCATAGTTTGTTTAAAAAAAAGTCACTTCGGTGGCTTTTTTTGTTACAAAACGGTTTTTTTTAGTTATATTAATATGTGGATATTTAATTTAACAGCGCCTTACCAATTTAAGTGCATTCCTCGTAATTTTAACGAGGGCGAATTGACGTTTTTTTTACGCGATGAGCTTAGAGATATTACTTATAATGTCGATTTTTTGTCGGTATCTTATTCAAATAATATAATGACTTTGCAATTTGACGAGCCAATACTAAAAGAGGGGCAAAGTTTTGAGATTACAATTAATGAAGACGACGTTTTAATATATAGAGGCAAGGCTTTTGCAACCGCACAAACCGACCTTGAGAATTTTGAACTCAACAAAGGAGTTTTAAAAGTATAAATTTATGGAGAAATTACAAATTATAAACCTATCAAACTACATTCGTCCCGAGATTAAAGAGGTGAGCGGTAAAAAGTGGGTTTTGAACGGAGATAAAAATAGCTTTTATCAGGTTATTATTGACGCTTACAATGGCTCACCAACTAACTCGGCGATAATTGACTCTTATAGTCAGTTTATTTATGGTAAGGGTTTGACCTCAGACGACAAAGCAAAAAAGCCAAGCGAATGGGCTGCGATTATGTCGTTACTTTCAAAAAAAGATTTGCGTAAAATATGCAAGGATTTTGAAATGTTTGGAGAGGCTTCTATTGAAGTAAAATATATCAATAATAAAATACAACGCTGTTTTCATATTGCTAAGCAAAGGATTGCTCCGGAGGTTGCAAATGAAGAGGGAGACATTACAGGATATTATTATAGTTATGATTTCGCAAATGTAAATAAATACAAGCCGGAACGCTTTGACGCTTTTGGTTTTGGTGACGGCTTAGGCGAACGCTCTGAAATTTATATTTTTAGAGATTACCAGGTTGGGCAATTTTATTATTCAAATCCAAGTTACGTTTCCGGAATTTCGTGGGCGCGTATGGAGGAGGAAATAAGTAACTATTCAATCAATCACATTCAAAAGGGATTGTCATTCGGTCATATTATAAATATGAATTGCGGAATACAGGAAAGCGCCGAGACAATTCAAGAAAATACTCGACAAATTCGTAACCACTTAACCGGATCACAAAACGCCGGAGCTTTCTTTTTAAATTGGAACGATAACAAAGATAGCGAGATCACAATCTCGGCCTTAGAAGTATCGGACGCTCACCAGCAATATGCTTATTTAAGTACTGAGGCGAGACAACAACTTTGCACCTCTCACAAATTAACGTCTCCGATGTTAGTAGGTATAAAAGAGGCCAACGGTTTTAGCTCAAACGCTGAGGAGATTAAAGTTGGTTTTGCTGAGTTAATGATTAATGTAATTCGTCCAAAACAGGAAATAATTTTAGACGGATTAATGGAGGTTTTCGCCGTTAACGGAATTACTTTGGACTTACAATTTGAAAGCCTTAGAAGTGAAGAGCCAATGATTGTAGAAACTCCAACGATTGTAGAAACTCCAACGGTTGCACTTACACAATTAGCAAGTCAACACGTTTGCTGCTCAAAAGACGACAACGGACTTTCAGAGGTTGCAGACGCTTTAATTGAAATGGGCGAAATTGTAAACGAGGACGAGTGGGTTGAAGTTGACGCAATACCGGTGACTCAAGACTTAGAGATTAACGAAATAACTTTGAACTTAGCTAAGTCATTTGCAAGTTTTCCAAATGTAACGAGCGAACAAGATACGGAGCTTTTTAAGATACGTTATTCTTACGAGGGTAGTTTGGGAGCGGAAAGGGAATTTTGTAGTAAAATGGTAAGCGCTGGGCGTACTTATCGCAAAGAGGATATTACTATTGCGGAGACGAAAGTAGTTAATCCAGGACTTGGGCCGGACGGAGCGGATAATTACTCAATTTGGCTTTATAAAGGTGGCGTTAATTGTAACCATTTTTGGATGAGAAAAATATATTTGCGTAAAAATAACGAGAGAATAACAGTAAACCAAGCTCGAAAAATGATTTTAGACTTAGATCCGGCAGACAGACCTCAAGCAAGGTGGCAAGAAAATGAAATTGAGGTGGCACAAATTGCCTCTCCGAGTAACAATTTCTGGTCATTAACTCCAAATTATAGACAATAATGGCAACGACAATACTTTTAAGAGAGAACGAACTTACTAAAAACACCCTTTTGGGTGGGAATATTGATATTGATTTATACATTCCTTGCATCGCAGACGCTCAAAGAATAAGACTTGAGGAGATTTTAGGGGAAACTCTTTATAATAAAATTTGCTTAGACTTTGAAAACGACGATTTGGAGGGAGATTATTTAACTCTTTACGAGGGATATATTGTTCCGTTTATAATTGCAGCCGCAGCGGTTGAATATTTATTGATCGGAGCTTATAAAGTAAATAACAACGGAATTTTCAAAGCTCAACCGGATAACTCGGTGGCCGTAGATAAGACCGAAGTTGACTATCTCGTTAATAATATGAGATTAAAGTCGGAAATGTACCAAGATCGGATGTTAAGGTGGTTATATAAATTCAATTTGCCTGAGTACGTAAGTAGTTCGACAAACATAGTCAACCCAATGAGATCAAATTTAATTTGCGGAAAGTGGTGGCTCGATAAACCATATTAGAATGAGGAAGACAGACAAAAGAACTGAGGTAAATATTAAGAAATTAAAAAAATTCATAGTTAAATTAAACAATAACAATAAAATAAAAAAAAATGAGCGTAGATATTAGAACAGACCACGAGTACCAAGTGGCAGAGTTTGGAGATTTTGGATTTAGAGTACTAACGGGAGCGTCAATTTCCGGAGAGCGTTTCGCTACTATTATGGCTTTGGAAGACAGTACGATTGGAGTTACTTCAACTCGTTACGGAGCTGCAAGTGCGACAATAACTCTATTGGCCGGAATGTCAATTTATGGAGATTTGGCCGTTACTTCGGTAACTGGGAAAGTAATCGCATATTTAAGAGGTAAATAAATGAACGGCTTAGGATTAGGACTAGGAAAAAATACTTTTATTGATCGATTTGTTAGTAATTTAATAAAATCTTTCAAAGCGAGAGTGAGCGCTGACTCGGGTATTTTCGAGGCTGAAAGTTGCTTAAAAAATACATTAAATAATTTAAATAGATTATGAGTTTATTAGACAAGGCGAGCTTAATAGTAACGCCAAACGCGTATAAAGAAAGCAAGTTATATTCAGTAGTTCCCTCAAGTGGAGCGGGCGATATGAATGTTGTTCGTGCTACAACTGCAACGAGAGTAAATAGTTTAGGATTGATTGAAGTAGTTCCAAGAAATTTAGCTTTATA